ACTTCTTTGTCTTTCATGCCATGAATGTCCATTCCATCGCTAACAAAGCCCCGTATTCCATTGACATCCTTCTTTTCAACAGCAATATTGATACCCTGCTTCATCAAGTCTACAAAATAGTTAGCATCCATAAAGTTATCTGCTAGTAGTTTTTGCGATTCTTCTCTCTTCATTGTCTTAAAGGTCTCCGTTCTCATATGTCTACGTAGTTTTCTACGCTTACCTGCACTAACAGGTCCAAATACTTGGTCAATAGCAACGTCCCTATCTTCAGATATTGCTGCCCATGTAGCTAATGCTTGGTATTTATCGCTCTTGCTAATAACCTCTAACCATTTCTTCCCAGTCATCGTGTTATTAGCCTCCCTACCTCCACAATTAAACTGCTTTGTAGGATATTTAGGATTCCACATGATATAACCGAAAGGCATTCGATAATAGAGACTAGTTCTCTTAGTCTCCTTATCCTCATATTCCTTTCTTTTTATTACTTTTGCTACATATCCGTCATCAGTCAGAGCCCATTCACCTTCCTGAGCTTTCTGCCAATGTTTAAAATCTATCTTTTCGACAAGTGCTTCTTCTTTAGAATATATAGGATAGTCTGTAGAGCCTATATCGTTATGATTTATCGTTATTGTAAACATAAGAACGAATCTTTAAAATCCAAATACCGACCTTTAGTTTAACAACCTCACAACTCAACTCCAGAACTTTCTTTATTTTGTTTAATATGCTCATACCAATCAGTTACCTCTTTATACAGTTTATCCCTATTAACTTTCTTATTAAAACCCGTAATCCTATACATATCGTTATACAATGCTTGGTAATCTAATGTATTATCTTCTTTTAAGTATTTATTAAACATACGAAAACCTTGTTATTGATGTATATTAATAAGAGTATTACAAGCATAGCGTACTCAAATATTACTAAAAATATAAAACATAAATCAAGCTAATGCAAGTATTAATTATAAATTTATATTAAACCCTAAGAACAGCAATATCAAAATTTAAATTAAAAAATAAAATACAGACTAGACAAGTCTCTGTAAGAAAATGGGGTGGGGGGTCAATCCAAAAAAGGTTTGAAAAATTACTCTAGAATGGGAGTACGTGGTATACATTGCACCGTACCCGTCGGTTTTACGGCTAGTGGGGTCCCGGCAGGTTGAACATCGAAAGAACACCGAGTTCTGCCCTCCTCTTAAACCCTAGGACTAGCCTGCTAATGCAAAACCTATGGGTAGATGCATCCCCTGTACTCTTTGAGTATATTAGTACAATCAATTAATCATTAATAAAATAGGACAACAGCATTATGAAAGATAAATTAATCAAACTAATCCAGTCAGTAGGTCCCTCCTTCGAGACTTACACCATCGCAGGCTCAGATGCAAAGAAGTTTTCTTTGGCTAAAGCTAAGGCTAACGAAATGGTTTCACAATTTGTTCCATTCAATGGCGAAGAAGTGACTATGAGTGACGGTGTCACCTACACACTGTCCGCTAAGCCGATAGGTACCCTCTACATCTCTAACGGAAACCAACAATCAACAAAAACGAACTCCGTTCAATTGATTCCTGTTGCCGAACGAGTTGCCATCGAGTTCTAGCGACTTCGACAAATCATATGCCCTGCACATACGTGTAGGGTATATATTTTATCACACCTACATATAAATTATTCAACAAATTAGGAAGCATTAAGTATCTAGAGGTCTCGCAGTAATCTGTTGTATCAGCGAGTATAACAACAGTACCTACTAGTAACTTCCTATTAACATTCTCGCATTAAAGGAGGCAATATGCCTAAGACAATAACAACAGTTGTATCTCGTAATGCTACTATGGAAATGGTAGTTATAAAGACACCACTTGAGGGTGTCAAGAATAGAAGAGGCGAACAAGCCTATTCTAGTGTTACCAAGCATCGTAAGATAGCTAAAGATAAGTAACATATTTTTACACTCCGCAGTCTTTGTGTTTACTATCAAAAAGTGGTTCTATCAACCGAAGAGTCCTCCCACATTTAAAGGGTAATGATAGACAGTAATGAAGTAAACACAGAGACAAGTTCTGTTTTAGTGTTTGTTTACAGAGAATGCTTCTATCAACATAGCACGAAAGCGTCGTCCGACGTAGAAAGGATAATGATAGATAGTAATGTAGCAAGCACTAAGATAGAGCTAGGAATATTTTGGTACCAAGTGGTGGGGATTATGACCATCTATTGACGGATAGATGAAACGTGGATATTTCCGAAACGGTCACCACGAACCCACCACATTAATTAGAGTAAAATTTTTATTATATTTCCGTGTCTACAAACATATTACATAATAAATGATTTAAGTGTCTAAAAAATATTATGTAGTAAGCTTTTGTACGGTCTGGTGTGAGACGCACGGAAAGATTTTTATTAACAGTAAGTAGGAGTAAGTAATGATGATAATCCAATTACATGAATGGATATTTAATTTCCTAGCATTTGGCTTAGGAGTATTCTTTCTAGGATGTGGTGTATTTGTACTAACATTGTTGTTTAGTGTAATAAAGACACCTAAAGGAGATAGTATATGAGTCTATTGAATAAGTTAGAACGCAAAGTTAAAACTCTTGAGAAAGAGAAATTACAGCTAGAAAAAGGTATTATGCGATATTATCGTACAACACCACCTCATGCAGAAGTAATGACTTTGAGAGTAAAACGTAGCGAAGTAACAAAAGCTAGAAAAGAACTTTATGAACATTGTGAAGATATGGTAAGTAACCATGTGGGAGTTTAATATGGTTCAAACTATAGCATTATGCATATTAGGTTATATAGGTATGATAATGGTAAGCATTAGTTACATAAGTACTTACCAAAAAGAAATAGAGTTTTGGAAAAGTAATTGTTACGATTTACAAGAAAGATATAACAGATTACTCAATGAAACAGAGAAACAATGAGTTTTCCGGTTATGCCAATAAGCGGTGATGCAGCAGGGGTCTTATGCCCCTGTTGTGACCGTGAAATGATAATAGAAGAATACATGGTTGGAGGCATGCCTACTAACGATGATTCTGAGACAGGCGCGTATTGCGAAGATTGCACTTATATTTTAATGCCAGATGAATATAAGGAAGCACTAATGGATACATTTGGCGAATAAAGAGGTAAAACAATGATATGGTAAAATATATTAAAAGAAGAATAAGAAAAGCTTTGTTATCTGGAGTATATCGTAGATTAACAAAATTAGAAAGATTATTTAAAACAACGTCATACAACACCGTAGGAGGTAAATAAATGGCTAGAACACCAAACACAATAAAAGTAACAGTACAAGCAAACAGCACAGTCCAATCAGTAGAAGGACCGGGTTTAACGCCAGCAACTGTTGCAGAAATGCGTAACATCAATGTAAGTAATGTTGTTGTTATGATAAATGCTAATAAAGCAGAGATGAACACTCCACTAAAAGATGGAGATTTTCTACACTTTAGTACATCTAAAGTAACATCGGGTAGTTAAATAATTACTTGATTAAATAGTGTTAAAGCGTTGTATTTTGTCCGCTGATTGTGTCGATTAACTTCGGTTGTGTGAGCTTCAAAATCAGCGCTTTAACCTTAACTAAGGAGATATAAATAATGATAAAGTTTAAAAGTGTAACAGCTATTCGTAAAATAGTTAATATATTTTACATAGCACAAAATAAGTTTAATAATGTGATTTTAGGAGACGATATTCCATTTGACGAAGATAATGTTAAAAAACAAATGGAAGAAGAATCTTATGATTTTATTAAATATGTAACTTCTAATTCAGCAGGGTCATTCTTTTCAATAGTCATAGAATTACCAAATCCACGGCTTCAGGGTTCTAGAAAATACATCATGCCTAAAATGGATTTTATATTAAGGTTTAGTAAAGATGGTACATCTATGGGTAAAAGATTTGTTTTAGAAGATTATGACGGACCATCTCTTAGTGTTCATCCTCATGTAAATGCAGAAGGTGAACCATGTTTAGGCGGTCATGAACGAGGTATGAATTTTTACCTTCAAAACAACTCACTAACATTGATACGTAAATATGCTATTATGTTTCAAAATACATGGACTAGAAATGACGCATACTGGGATATTAATAATATGCACGATTCTTACAGACAGATGACACAAGAATTATCTTTTTTACAGGCAAGAATAGATAAAGACAATCCAATACAATTAAAAGAGATAGTAGGCGAAAATACTTCTTATTATTCTTATGTAATTTGGTATAAAAAGCTTCATGAAAAATATCACAGAGTTTTTAATAGCAATAATCATGGACTAAGATTTAGGCAATTTCTTTATCCCTCAAGAGACGTAATGAAATGTTATGAAGATAGATTAAAACAAGGCTATATCCAAGATTATTTTAAATTTTGCAACATGTGTGTAGATGTGTTAATCTGGGTTAAGTTAAATCAATACAATACTGTTTATTCTAACATAGAAGATAAATGGAGAAATATTAATTCTATTAATTTCAGTAAAGTAAACGCTTTAACAGTAGGAACACAAACCTTTAATCAGTGTTTTTACATTGGAAGTTCTGGAAAGCAACAGTTACAAAAAGACTTTGTTGTGGACTGGTTAGATATTCCAAAATTTAACTCAAATAGCGTTTCAAATAAATTAATGTTATCAACTACAGGACTAATGCCATCTAATAAACGAAGATTATCGAGCGAAAGCGATATATCTATATCTTTAATAACAGATACGACTATATCATTTTCAAAAAGAAATGAAGTTATGTCTATTAATAATAATCCAACTGATATGGATAAATTAGCTTGGATTTTCGTTAATGTGCTTGGCTGTCGAGCTGATAGAAAAAACATTATTTGTTATGATGATGCTCCAGAACATATTCAACAGACAAACATGACATATTGGGCAGGTAATGTAGGTGGTATTAGTAGAGAATCAGCACCATTGTTCTTCAAATTAGAAACTAATCATGAAGTAATAACAGAACTTATTATTCATAATCCTCATTATATATGTGAAAATATAATTAAAGCATTAGTTAATCTTAAAATTCTAAATAAACTAGGATTTCCAAAGAAATTCAAAGATTTATTATGCTTAATTAAAGTTAATGAGAATCATGGTTATCTTGCTAATGGAGACTTTAATGTGGTTTTTGCCAAAGATAGATGCATAGAGCTGTATGATTGGATAGAAAATGAGTTATTAACAGAAGATGATGTGTTTAATCTAGAAGCAAAAGCAAACATAATATGTTATGATTTAACAATAGCATATAATGATTTTATTAATAATAAGTTACTTAATATGACAAGGAGACATAATGTTATCAAAGAAGAAGCAACAAGAAAAAAAGAAAGCGAAATGCGAAGAAACGGGTTCTCTATTAATGATACGGAAGGACATGCAAGACAAAGTGAGCTTTTTGCTTAATGAATTTCCAGACACAGAATGGTCAGGACCTGCTTGGTACGAAATAATGAAAAGTGATGGTGATTTTCCTGAAAAAGTTATGCTTGTATATTTTAAACCTATTGATTTAGGTGACAGTACAAGCACAGAGCTAGATGGAGAAGAACTAGGTAAATTATTACCTGATTTGTATAAAGATAAGCCAGAGTTGAAAGACTGCGCTTTAGGCTTAATACATAGTCATCATACATTAGGTGCTTTCTTTAGTCAAACAGATAAAGATACAGCTTTAGACAATGCTAGTGCTACTGGTTTATATTTTTCAACAGTAGTTGCAAGTGAAAAGACAAAATGTGTTTTTGGTTTTAGTTATGAAGATAGACTAGGATTTAATCATTTTGTAGAAGGAGATGTATACAAACCAAAAGAGAAAATAGTTATAAATCCTGAATGGAAGAAAGAAGCTAAAAGCATAGCTAAAAAAGCCAAAGAGAAAAAGAAATCTTATTTTGGTAGTTTTAACTATAAATATTACAATGGTGAATCAAGTCAAAGAACTATGTTTGACTCATATTTGTCACCAGCAAGTAAGCTTCTAAATGCTGATATTGTTGAAGAAGAAGATGAAGAAGATATGATTTTAACAGCTATCGATGCTTTTATAATTAATAGAAACTTTAATCAATTCGCTTCAGATATACGAGCAATTAATTCTGGTTTAGATGCGTCTAATGTCTTAAAAGAATATTATAAGGAGAATAGTATAAATTCTTTAAGAATATAATGAAAAAGCCCCTTACATACAAATCAAGTCATCTCCTCCTTGGTATGTAGGGGGCAATAAATTAAAAGGATATTAATGAAAATAAGCAAATTTAGAGCTCAAGAAGCTCTTCAAAGATTAGAAAAAGTAATCGATGAAGAATTATGGAGTATATCTTTTGAATTAGAAAGTGAATATAATATAGATAAACCTCATGAAGAAGAAATAAATAACCGAGAACATCCTGTTTATTTATTAGGCTATTTTGAAGCTTATACTAGAATACGTAATCAATTAAAAAATAAATTAAAAGAGGTAGTTAATGAATAATACAAGATTTTTAAGAAACAAAGACCTTATTAATGTTGAAAACCTTAAAGAAGTTACAATTATAGGTTTAGGAGGCATAGGTTCTTTCCTAGTGCAAACATTAGGTATCATGGGATTTCAAATTGTAAGAGGTTATGATGATGATGTTATGGAATCACATAATTTATCTAGCACTGCTTATGACTTTGATGACGTTGGATTACCCAAAGCTAATTGCGCAATAAAATTGTGGAATAGAGTTACTTCTCCAGAACAAATATTCTATGGAATAGAAGAACGTTTTGGCGTAAATAATAATACTAGTCCCAATATGATAATATGCACTGATGACATGGAATCTAGAAAAATTATATATAGAATGTGGTGGAATAGACATGGTAAATCAAATCCTAATGCTTGGCTTATAGATGCTCGTATGGGTGCTACAAGTATAGAAGTAGTCACTTGTAAAGGTATTGTTAAACAAAATTACTTTGAACATTGGATACCTACAAGTTCAGTACCTTCAGCACCTTGTTCTATGAAACACACAGTATTTGCTACGACAAACGTAGTAAGTATTGTAGCTAGTCAAGTGCATTCTTTAGTTGCAAATTTGTCTTATTATGATTACATTTGGTCCAGCTTGAGTCCAATAAATATCCATTATGGGACATTAATAGTACCTAACATCAACAACAAGGAAACAAATGGTAAAAGTACGCAAAGTGCAGACGGACTGGGGGATAATGCCCTCAGGACTGACTTACTTCTTCATTGGTCAGCCAAAAACAGGTAAAACAACTGCAACTAGTCAATGGAGTGAAAAAGGAGCTGAGGGAGTGTTAATGATTGACACAGACCTTGGCTCTGATTTTACTAATAAAGCTAATGTAGTTACAGTAACCGAACTAAACCCTCCGATGAGAGAACAGATGATTGACGGCAAGCAAGTCGTTAAAAGTGGTAAGCCACAATTCGAAATCGTGCCTCCTGAAGAAAGAGGTTATAGGTTTAGAACAGGTAAAGAAGCAGGTAGTCCTATGCCTGTTTATAGCATGATAGAAGTTTATCAATGGCTAGAAAAAGAATGGGATAGTTTGCCTTATGATACTATTGTTATAGATACAATAGGACAAGTAAACGAATGGGTAGAAACAATAGTTATTCGAGAGTTAGGAATAACAGCTATGGGCGAAGGTTCATGGGGCGCAGACTGGGGAAAAGCTAGACGTAAAAATCTAGACGTTATCAAACGTTTCCAAGGTCTAACTAAAAAGATGGGTGCAAACCTTATTCTTATTAGTCATAGTAAAACAACGAATGTAGTAGATGGTAAAGCTCAACTAGGACCAGAATTACCAAGGGGACTAGGCTATAGTTTAGCCGCTAAAGCAGACGTTATAGGCTATTGTACAGCAGATAAAGATGGTGGTAAATATTACATATCTTTTGAAGCTTATGATGAAAGAGTAGTAGGAAGCAGACTTAAGCCACTTGCTCAAAAGAGACTTCCGTTTAATTACGAAAGTATAAGAAAAGAAATACTAAACTACAAAAAGGAGGACTAATGTCCGAGAGATTCAGACCAAGTGAAATAGAAACATCATCAGGAACAGGAAGTTACTTAGGTATAATTCCAGTTACCATTACAAACTTCGAAGATAGAACAAGTGAGTTTGATTGGGCTGATATGTTTATTGATATAACATTAACATCTCCAAATTCACAATATCCTTATACAATGTCAGTATTGGGTTCATATGATAAAGAACCTAATGGAAACATCAAGACATGTTCATTGTTAAAGAGAGTTTATAATTTGTTTGACTCTATAGGATTCGAAGGTGGACCTAACAAAGAAGGTACATTAGTGGATAAAGAAGGTAAGGTTATTGATAATTTTGAGAAATATCTACATGATAATTTCTTAAAACAACTAGGTAACAAAACACTTTATGCTTATGCTTATAAAGAACAAGCTAAAAATGGTAAGGTTTACACTAAGGTGTATCCTAAATTTGGAACTAGTGAATCTGATTTAGAGGGTTATGTTAACTTTCTAAAATCAAAGAACCTTATAAAGGAAGTCTCAGAAAGTGGAAATGTTGTCCCTACAATAGACAGCAATTCTGACTCAAGTGAGTCAATGCCCTTTTAATGTATGTAGAAATAGCAATCGGGAGTCCTTCGTCAAGAGGGGCTCTCGTTTCTGAACACGATTATATGGCTACTTTATATGAATTAAAGCCCGGATTACAAATGTACAGAAGTGTATTTTTATATGATGAGGATGCATTAAAATTCATAAATAAAAGTGGAAGTATCAAAAACTTTGTAGGCAAAAGATATATTGATGAAGTACCTATTGATATTGATAAAGGTCAACAAACAGATGAGTATACTTTGCAACAAGCTCAATTTGTGTTATTCGAATTACAGGAACTTGGTTTAAATGAAGAGAACTTTCAAATATATTTTAGTGGTACAGGCTATCATATAAATATATCTGGAGAATGTTTTAATATTGAACCAAGCTCTGATTTACCGTTTATACTTAAACAAACTATGAAAGACTTAATAGATTATAAAATAGACTTAAGTGTATACACAAAATCAGCAATAATTCGCTCTCCTTATTCATATAACACAAAATCTGGATTGTACAAAGTTCCATTAAGCGTTACAGAACTAAACACAATGAATGTTCAACAAATACATGCTAAAGCTAATTTTGAAGTTGGTAAACATCAAAAATCGTTAAAAACAATATCAGGTGATGGGAGTCTAGAATCATACGTAAATAAAAATGTTCCTGAGATAAGGTCAATGCAAGCAGTGCAAGAACCAAGGAATGTAGTTCCATGCGTTCAAACAATGTATAAAAATGGACCAACACAAGGAAACAGAAATAACACCGTATTGAGAATGGCTAGTCATTTTAGAAGACATGGTATACCAAGCGATGCAACTAAAGCAAGTTTGTTACATTGGAATAATAATCAATTAAATCCTCAAGTAATTATAGACAAAGTAGAAGCTACATACAATCATGGCTATCAATATGGTTGTAAAGATTCTATTATGTCTGAACATTGTGACCCTAAATGCGTCTATTATAAACGTAAAGATTATTTAATAGATGTGCATACAAGAGAGCAATTACAAGAGCAATTAGAAGAAAGATTATCTACTGATTACACTGGTAAAAGTATAGATTTAGCAAAAAGTTTCGGCTTAAGAGACAAAGATTGCGTTATATACCCCGGTGAATTAGTTACAATATTCGGTCCTACAGGTAGCAATAAAACTACATTAGCTCAAAATATTGTTTTAGGATATGATTTCAAGCAGGATATAATACAACCTGAGTGGCAATTACCAACATTGTTTTTGTCATTAGAATTATCAGGTCATTATATGCATAGAAGAAATCTACAAATAGTATCAGGATTAAATAAAGATGCAGTCAATGAAGATGTACATCAAATAGGTCAAGATTATGCAGACCAATTATCACATCTAACAATACAGACTATAGCAACCCAGCCAGATACTATTGCTAAAAAGATTAAAGAAATGCAACCAGCAGTAGTTGTAATAGATTACATTGACTTGTTAGAATGTCCACCGCACTTACGTGGAGAATATGAACAAGTACGATATATCAGTCATTACCTATCAAACCTTGCTGTAAATATGGATATAATCATTATACAAATCTCACAAGTATCAAGAGATTATAGTAGAAATGAAATACTAGACATATATGCTGGTAAAGGTTCAGGTGCTATAGAAAATGCATCAAGAAAAGTTATAGGTATTAATGGTAGACAAGATAATACAGCTAAAGAAGTATCTCTATTTAAAAACTCAGATGGTGATTTATTTGATGTAAATTTAAATTGGACGCCATCATTCAGATTACCAAGGACAACGTAATGAGAGGCTCAAATAAACGACATCATATAATCAAAGCTGAATTGACTACAATGCAGAAGTTTTTTCTACAAGATATGGCTAAAGAAGAAAAGCGTTCAGTAAAAAAACAAACTGAATACTTACTAGTTTCAGCTATAGAAAAGTATGAAAAAAGAAAACAGAAGGAGCAAAATGGCTAAAGAAACAACAAGAGACCTTATTAACGAGTTTATAGACGTAGAAATAGACAAAGAAAGGGGGATATACCCACCTGATGATATAAGCTACAAACTATCAACTGTTAAAGGTAAGATTAAAAAGAAAACAGAAGGTATTGACCGCTATATGGTAGAACTTAATAGAAAAGAACATCTTATTGATGCTGAAATTGAAGCTATCAAAGATGAAATGAATAGACTTAAGTTCCGAAGAAAAGCGATTGAAAGTATGAAAAAATACTTTAACAATGAGTTAATACCTATGATTGTTGAACAACTTGGTGATGAAAATGGAGTTTATGAAACAAACACAGCAAGGTATAAAATGTACGAAACGTGGGGTCCTGTTGTAATTCATAATGAAGAAATAATTCCAGATGAATATAGGGTTGTAAAACAAGTCGAAAGCATTGACAAACTAAAAGCTAAAGAACAACTTAAAGCTGGTAAAAGTATACCGGGTATAGGGTTCTATAAAGTTAAGCGAGTAAGAAGGTCATGATTAATTTTGCTGTAGGTAAAAATGGTTTTGGTTTAAATATACTAAAAACATTTGAAATAACTATTTTTACAGTAACGGATAAAGACGTAACACATCTTTGTTTAGACTTGTTTTTATGGAAAATAGGTTTTTCACAACAATTAACATTAGGAGAAGTAAATCTATGTCACGCAGTAAGAGAAGCCAAAAAGAACTAATATTAGAACATTTAAAACATGGAGATAGCATTAATCCAATGTTAGCCTTACATAAGTTTAATTGCTTTAGATTAGCCGCTATAATACATCAATTAAGAAACGAAAGACATAATATTGTTACAAAAAAAATAGAAGCTCACACAGGTAACAAATATGCAGAATACAGCTTAATTGCTTAAATAACGATTAACTTTAAGGAGTGTACAACAAAAAAAAGTGAGTGACACTTAAATTGTATCCTATTACTGGTTGGCGCTAAGTAATACCCGTACACTCCTTAAATAACAAGGAAAACTATGACAAAAGAAAGATTCGACAAAGATGTAATAAGAGTAGCTAAGCATATTTGCTATTTAACAGATGAAGAAAGACTCGATGAAATAAAATGGGTTATAAATAGTCTTTATTCTAAAAATAAAAAAAATATGTATAATGAATATCCTGAAATAGTTAAAACATCTGAGTATTCAAATGAATGAAGAAATAATAAAATTAATTCAATCAAGGTTAGAAAAAGGTAAAAAAGAATATGGTCAACAACTTGACCCTTTTGATGGCAGAGATTGGAATGTAGAAGCTTTAGAAGAAATATTAGATGGTATGGTGTATATAGCTACTGCAATTTTAAAAATAACTGAAACAAAAACTATTCTTAATAATAACGTACAAAATAAAATAAGAGAGGTTATGAATGGCACGAAAAAAACCAGATAATTACGGAAAAAGAAGTTGGAAAAATAAATTTGAAAGAAGAACATGTATTATTGCAGCTTATACTGATTTAATAAAAAGAGGTGTAATAAAAGAAGGTAGTGTTGCTATGAATAGATGGAACTATTTAAGATTAAATGATTATTTATTAAATACATGAGCATAACTAAAGAAGAATTTAAAAAAGTATTGTATCCAGTTCATAAAACGTTTTGGAAAAAAGCATATACTAAATTGACAAGAAAAATGTCAGGAGTAAAATCTTCTTTAAAAATAAGGTCTAAAGAAAATAATGTTAAATTTGACATTACACTTGATGAAATAAAACAAATGTTCTATAAAGAATATGGAAAAGAATGCAAGTATTGTGAAAAAAAACTTAACATTAGAACTATAGCCTGTGACCATATAATCCCCCTTGTTAAAGGTGGAGATTCCGTAATTAGTAATTTACAACTAATATGTAGAACGTGTAATACACGAAAAGGTCCTCTAGATGAAGATGACTTCTCAATATTAATACAATTAGTAAGTGAATTACCAGAAGAACTTAATAAATATGTAATGCGTAAACTTGCTAAAGGAGGTAGGTTTTAATGAAAGCCACACCAAGAGATATAAAAATCATTGTTTCAGGATTAGATAAGTTGCAAAAAACAATGGAATTTCAAAATCAGCACGGAATAGCTATAGAAGTTCAAGATTTAATGGCTAAGATAAAAACAGAATCTAAATGGACTGCTGAAGACGAAAAGAAAATCATAAGATAAAACACTGTAAACGGCTATATAACACTTGATTTATTGTATAGCCGTTTATAAACTACATACATGAAAACACTAAAATTAAAAAACGCACAAAAACATTGTTGTAATTGGGATAGCGGTAAATGCATGGGAGTAATGTTAAGTTCAAAAGAAGGAGAACTTAAAGTATTCTTAGATAGCGATAAAGAAAATAAACCCTGTACTGCTGATACTGAATGCAACTATTACGATAATATAGTTAAAAAAATAATAAGTTATTTATAGTATTCAGTTTTTAGATGGCATATCGTCATCATCGTCTGACATATTAAAAAGGTAAGGTGTAAGTGAACCAGACATTTCTTTAGCTATATACGCTAAGCTAGTAGCATCCATAGCTAATCCAGCAAGTTTAAACACTTTTCCCGCTGTACTTTTACTAGTAAATAGTTTAATTATCTCTTTACTTGCTTTAGATGGATTATTCTTTATGTAATTAACAAGCATTTTCTTTCTACCACCTCTTTCAAACACGTTTATATCTTCTAAACTAGAACCTCTTGCACGATTAGGTAACCTGCTTTGCCATTCAAAAGATTTTGAAGGTTGAGATGCTTGAGAAGTATTAGTCCATATACCTTTATTATTTATATAATGTTGATGGTAAAACTCATCAATAAGCAAAGGTACGTTATTTTGCACTTTACTACTTTTAAATATATCATGAACATCTGTTTTAATTCTTCTTGAATACACTTTATTATTTTTAGAGTCGAATCTGTATTCACCCATCATATTAACTCCACCTTCAAAATATTGAGCAGTAACACCGCCTAAATTTTTAAGTTTAAA